AACTGTATAACGTAACTAGATACAGAGAGCGTTCGGCCAAACGTCGAGCGCTTTTTTTATTTTCTAAAAAGGAGTGTGAAACGTGAATGAAATCATCCTGACCAGACATGCCTTCGAACGCTACTGTCAGCGGGTCGAGAGGATTAAACGCGACGAACTGGTTGAGCTGCTCCGGCAGCACGCAGAAAGACCGACGAATAAAAAACGCGGTTATATCGAGCTGGCCGGCGTGTGGTGGAGATACGGCGCACGAAACAGCGCGATAATCCTTTACACCTGTTACGGCCGGCATCACATGGACCTACCTGCTGCGATCCGATGGGCGAAACGACACCGGGACAGAATCAACCTGGGAGGGGGTGAAGGTTTTGGCTCTGACGGAGAAGCAAAAGCGATTCGCCGATGAATGGCTGATCGACATGAACGGAACGCAGGCCGCTATTCGCGCAGGATATAGTCCGAGATCGGCGAATGAGCAGGCTGCCCGACTGTTAGCGAAACCCAGCATTCGCGCGTATATCGACGAACGACTCGCCGAACAGTCCCGCAGAACTGGCGTCACCCAGGAACGCATCATTCGCGAACTGGCGCGCATTGCGTTTTGCGATCCGACCGAGATTATCGACACGAACACGGGCGAGATTCGGCCGGAAACGTCGCCCGATGATCGTTCCGCAATCGCGGCCGTGAAGGTTCGGAAGATCCCGACCCCGGACGGATACGGAATTGAGCGCGAGATCCGGATCGCGGACAAGATCAAGGCGTTGGAACTGCTCGGCAAACGGTTCGGCATGTTCCGCGACAAAGTCGAAATGACCGGGGAAGGCGGCGGGCCGATAACCGTCGTGTTCAGCGACAAAATACGGCCGCCGGGTGATGAGCAATGAAAATCGTCATCCCATACGAGCCGCAGCCGCGCCAGCAGCTTTATCACCAAACGACCGACGTCGACGAACTGCTCTATGGCGGCGCCGCGGGCGGCGGAAAGACCGAGGCGACCATATGGGACGCGCTCTATTACGGCCTGACGTATCCGCAATCCCGGCAGATCATCTTCCGTCGTAAGTTTCCGGACCTTGAGCGTTCCATCATCGCGAGGACGTTGCAAGTTTACCCGCCGGAGCTGGCAAAGTATAATGCATCAAAGCACATCTGGACGCTGGCAAATGGTTCTATCATCGAGCTTGCGGCATGGGACCATGATGACGATTACCTCAAATACGCCGGCGCGGAATATGACGTTGTTCGCTGGGAAGAGTTAACCCAATTCAAGGAAAAGTGGTACAAGCTCATGCTTTCCCGCATCCGGGGCGCGAAGCCGTACCCGCGTTTCGTTAAGTCGACGACAAACCCGGGCGGCGAGGGGCACACGTGGGTCAAGAAGCGGTTTATCGACATCGGCCCGCCGGAGAAGGTTCACGTTGTGCAGGAGTTGACGGACGACGGCGAACCGATGTTCTATCCGCCGGACCACCCGAAAGCCGGACAACCGATCGTGTCTCGACGGATCTTTATACCCGCGCGTGTCAGTGACAACCAAAAGCTGCTTGAGGCGGATCCGGATTATGTAGCCCGGTTGATGAGGCTGCCGGACAAAGAGCGGCGGCAACTGCTCGAAGGTGATTGGGATACGTTCGCCGGCCAGTATTTCGAGGAGTGGAGCCGGGCCATTCACGTCGTCGAGCCGTTCGAAATCCCGCGGGAATGGCGGCGTTACCGCGCGCTGGACGAGGGATATTTCCCGGATCCGTTCGTCTGCATATGGATTGCCGTCGACCGGCAGGGCTTCGCATACGTCTACCGGGAAAAGGTGCAACGCCGGCTGCTATCCCGCGAACAGGCGCAGCTTGTTAAGCAGCTCACCGGCGACGAAGTCATTGATTACAGCGTCGGCGATACGAGTTTCTGGAACCGCTCGAAAGTCGACACGAACGAATCGCCAGCCGAAATCTTCGCCAAAGAGGGCGTGCCGCTGATCCAGGCGAACAAGGAGCGCGTCAACGGCTGGAAACGTCTGCGCGACTGGCTCAAACCGATCGAAGTGGTCGACCAGGTGACGGGCAAAACCTACACAACCGCAAAGCTGCGGGTGTTCTCGACGTGCATCCAGACCATTGAGGCGATCCCGGCCATGATCCATGACGAGATAAACCCGGAGGATGTCGCCGAGCACGAGCTCGACCATATCCCGGATGCGCTGCGGTATTGGGCGATGAGCCGGCCGGCGCCGGCGAAGCCTGAACCGCCGAAGCATCCGACGCAGGAGGAAATGATCAAGAGGCACATCGACAAGCTGGACCGCATGGCAAAACGGAAGAAGGTGGAATATCTCGGATGATCACGCTGTTTGTGACCGCATTTCTGGTTCAGGCGGCTTTTTTTATTGCCGCGATAATGATTGACCGGCATCTGTGGCGCCGGCACATCGAAGCGAAAGAACGCGAATGGAACGCCGAGCGCAAGGATCTGCTCGACCGCATCCAGGCGCCGAACTTCGGTGAGTATACCCGAAAGGTTGTGCTCGAGAAGAAACTTGAGCAGCCGCCGGACGAGCGGGAACGCCCGCCGGAATTTATCTCATAGGGGGACGATGACCCATGAAACTGTTCGAACTGTGCATTGGTGATCTGCGCCGCCTGGTCTCGGCGGAATCCGCGGAAGAAGCGCGCCGGATCGGCCAAGACCCGACGAAGCACCCGGACATCCACTTCATGCCGTTTGAGGTGCGGGAGTTCGTATTGCCGGGTTACGTGATCACGGTCACGCCGGAGGCTGACGTACAAGCGCGGGAAGATGCGCCGCCGGATGATCCGGAAGCTACTGACGAACGCGAAGCGCTCAAGGCATGGCTCACAGAACGCGGCATCGAGTTCAAGAAGAATTGGAGTACGGAGCGGCTGCGCGAGCTCGTGGAACAGGCGAAGGCTGCGGAGTCGGAATCTGATCCGGATGAACCGAATGAACCGGAAGAACCAGCGGAACCGGGCGAATCGGAAGAACCGAATGCACCGAGCGACCCTGACGCCTTGTTCTGATATTGCGCGCCGCACCTGACGGCGTGGGGGTGAGATGTTGAAACTGTTCAAGAAAAAAGGTCAGGACTCCGTGCAGTTCGTGATGGAGCGCTTCGAGGAGTCCGAGGACTGGCACGTTCTGCGGCAAATCCAGATCAACCGCGCCTTTTACAACAGCCGGCAATGGATCAGTTGGGACCGCGTCAATAAGGTCGTTTATGTGCCCGAGCTGCGGCCGGGTGAGCGGCGGATGACCTACAACAAGATCAAGCCGGCCATCCTGACGCTTTTGGCGAAACTCTGCAAAAACCGCGTCAAGCTCGAGGTAAAACCGGATACCAACGACATCGAGCGGATCGAGGTTGCGAAAGCCGGCCTGAAATTCCTGACCTACCAATGGCAGGAAGACGACATGGACGCGAAGACGCGCCGGCTCAAATTCTACATGCTCGTTGACGGGATGCCGAGCTTGAAAGTCTATGTCGACAAGTCGCAGGGGGCTGACCTTGCCATTGACGACGATCTGGTCGCAGAACTGGCAAAAGAGACAGGCATCGAGATCATCCCGACGAAGACCGGGAAAATCGTCACGAAGGTCGTGGATCAGCTCTCGATCTACTATGACCCACTGGCCGAATCGCCCGATGAGATCCGATGGGTGATCGAGCGTCGCCCGGTAGACGTCGATGAGATCGAGGCCGAATTCGGGAAGAAGGTCGAGCCCGAGGGCAACATCATCATGCGCAACAGCTTCTACCCGGACAGCCTCGGCCAGAAACCGCGGCATTACCCGAATCATGCCATGGTCTATGACTATTGGGAGTTGCCGTGCAAGCAGTATCCGAAGGGCCGCCGGATCGTTGTTGCAGGCGGCGTCGAACTGCTTCATTCCGAGGACCCGGGCGAATTCCCGTACATCTTTTTCCCGGCCGTCCCGGTTCCAGGATCGGCCATCGCAACCGGTCTTGTGACCGACATGACGACGCCGCAGAAGTCGTACAACATCAAGCGGACGGCCGAGGCGCGCATCCTCGAAGAAATGGGCAACCCGCTTTGGCTCAAGCCGGAAGGCAGCGTCGATGACGAGGATATTGTCAACGAAATCGGCGGAATCATCACGTACACGCCATTCGGCCAGATGAAGCCGGAGCGCGTGCAAGGCGCAACCGTGGACAACGGATGGCAGAACGCGATGGAACGCGATGAAGCGGACATGGAAGACATCTCCGGCGCGCATGAAATCAGCCAGGGCGCCGCGCCGCGCGGAAACAACACGCTCGGCGGGCTGCAGCTCCAAGTCGAGCAGGACGAAACCCGGCTGGCGATCCTCGTCCAGAGCTACGAGGACGGGATTAAGAAATGGGGCGAGAAGGTGCTGCGCCTCGTCCAGAAGCATTTCCCGGAGGAACAGCAACTGTCAATCGTCGGCGAGAACGGCGAGATCGAGGCGTTCGCGTTTGCCGGCGCCGATCTGACCGGCGGCGAAGTGGTCGACGTCGTGCCGGGCAGTTCCATGCCGACGCTGAAAGTTGTGCAGGATCAGAAAATCATGAGTATGTGGTCTGCCGGCATGTTCAATGACCCGGAAACGGGACGCCCTGACGTTCGCCGCGTCGTCCGGATGCTCGGCGAGTCGATCGCAACACAGTATTTCGACGACACCGAGCAGGACGAGAACAAAGCGCTCATGGAAAACCGCACATGGCAGCAGCTATTTGCGGACGAGCAGACGGCCGCAGCGCTGATTGCCTACCAAAACGAGTTGCAGACGTATCAAGAGATCGTGCAGCAAGCGCAGGCACAGGGCATTCAGCCCCACGCTGTGACACCGCCGCAGCCGCCGGTCAAGCTGCCGGTTGTCCGCGACTTCTATGATCATGCCGTGCATATCGCGGCGCACAATCGGTTCCGCAAAACCGACGATTACGACCGCCTGCCGCCTGAACTGCAGGCGATCATTGACCAACACGTCGCCGAGCACGAACGTTGGCTGGCGGCGAAGAAACAGCAGGCAGCGGCGCAGCCGGCCGTGCAGGGGGTGGTGTGATGCAGCCGGCAGCATTCATTGACTCCGATGGCAAGACGAAATATCTCATCACAACGAAGGGAGGGTCCGGGGTGGATGGCCCCATCATCATTGATTCGGCGGACGGCAAGGCGAAGGCGCTTGTCAAGATCGACGGCGTCGACAGCCTTGAGCCGATCGACGATCCGTCGAGCGCGACACCCGAAGAAGTGGCAACCCTTTTGAACGATCTGTTGCAAGCGCTGAAAGGTCAATAACCGGGCCGCAGGTGAGAGTCCTGCGGCCCATTCTATTCACACAAATCCGCGGGCGTTGAATTCGTCTCCGTCGCCGGGAGACAAGGAGGATGCACGATGTTGGATAACCGTCTGATTCTTGATCTGCAGCTGTTCGCAGAGGGCGAAGCAGGTGCAGCGGGCGTTGAAGATGCTCCTGCCGCCGGGGAGCAATATCAAACGAACGACGTTCCTGCCGGACAAACGGGCGTCGATGATGGACAGGCCGCCGCCGGGCCGGACGGACAGAAGGACGTCGAAAAGGCGTTCGCGAAGCGGCTCGCCGCCGAGCGCTCCAAGTGGGAGAGCGAGCTGTCCGAGAAGCTCAAGGACTACGAGGCGCACAGGCGGGTCAGCGAGTTCTTCCAGCAGTACAACGGCATGGACCTGAACGCGCTCATGGAGCGCA